ATAAGCTGATCGAACGCCGGCCCTCTTTCTCTCTTTCGATTGAATAAATCTTTGTGCCTCGGTACTTGTCGATAACGTGTTCAACGAAGTCCTCGTCCCATCCGTCAGTGGCCACTTTGTTCTGTAGCTCCTGCGGAGTATAGTAAGTCCGCCAGAAGCAGTAAGGTGAACGCTGCGGATCAGTCACATAAGGCGGAAAGAAAAAGTCCCCGTCCGGGGCAAGTGTCTTGACCTCGGGTGCATTGACCTGACGGCGAACAATCGGGAGTTCCGCTGTTCCGTTCTTACGTAATTCTTTCAGGGCCTTCTTTGCTCGCTTCTCGCTTACGCCATCAAAAGTATTCTGCAAAAGAATCACAAGTTCTGTGTCGGACTCCCCGGATTCAATCGCACGGTAAACGTCCGGGCTGATCTGAGCAATCTGCTGTAGATCAATCTCCTGCTTGAAGCTACGGTCCTCGCGGTGCCATCCAACGTACGTCAAAAGAATGCCACGTTCCAGGAGGTAGTTCGCGCCTAGTTCCATCTCACGATAGAAGCGTGGAATGTACCCGGAGGATACCATCCACTTCAGGAAACTCGATACTAGTTTACTTCTAGCAATGTCAGTACTCTCAACCGGGAACGCCCGGACATTGGAGCGTTTCAATGAGGACATGAACAATGATACTAGACGAGTAATGCGTTCATCGATAACATGGCACTCAATATCGGAGGCACCCTCCCAGGGAAAAGCATCCGAACCGTGCTTACGGTGGTCACGGCTTTTGCCGGGCCAGAAGTTACGGCGATCATCGTACGAAGTACGGCATAGATCAAAGTACGCCTCGAGTTCGTTTACGGTTTGCTCGTATGCGTAATTAAGAGTTTTTACGTCGGGTTCATCCGACAAGTAGGTCAGAGCCTCTGATACTGAATCATTGTTCATTTATTTTGGATGGGATGGATTTAATCAATCGCCTAATGTATGTCTTGGACACGCCAATTCTATCATATAGGTCCTCAGTTGACATAGGCACCTGAGTCTCATGCTTAACGTGACGCTTCAGAACCTCAAAAGCCATGAAGCGATCCGATTGTTCCCTGCACCAATTTTGGCTTTGAGTTACGTCATCATGCTTTGACATATCGATAACTGACTCCTGACTCATCCTCAATTGCCTCAAAGGTAATACTCTTGCCTACCATTTGACCCTGCCACCTACGGGGGATCATCACGGGTACGCGCTTGCCTATTTCTTTTGAGTAAACGTAGTTATATCTCGGGTTCGGGCATTCTGATAGTACCTTGCCAATGTAGTTATGCGGAATGATCTCATCAATGAACAACCCATCCTCGACGATTGACTGCCCCTCCTCGGACAACCAAGTATTCTTTCCCTTGCCGGTTATGTATTCCGCTGGGACTTTTTCTTGTAGTATTTGAAGAGCCTCATCGAAGCTGACCTCGTAATTATTAGCTATTTGAGTTAACTTTACCTTTGGCATTAGTACCCACCTCTGTCTTTCATTGTTGTTTGCATATCGGAGTTACTGAAGTAATCCGGACCCATACCACCATTTGACATACGCAGGTAGCGGAGCGTATCAAAGAAATCCTTCAGGGCCTCGTCACTTTTGCCTGAAGCGTTATAGCTGATGATGCTTTCAATAAGATTGCCGCAGTCCTTGTGAACGTAGCACCTTGGCCGGTTAGCCTCATCAATATCGTAGTTCGGGTTATAGAAGAACCATTCGTCCAATGCAGTGGCACCAATCTGCTCAGTCTGACCATCGGACGGAATAAAGCTGAAGCCGTAATCATAGAAGCTAGTGAAGAGGTCCGTATTGTTTTCATTCTCCTTCGCAAAGAAACGAGAGTCCCCGATCCGTTCCATGACCTCAATGCCGAGTTCCTCCTCGATCTCCTGAAATAGTTCGCAGTACCTTTCAACATCGTATCCCATCTTCTTTGCTGCTGGGCCGTACCGCCACTTTGGATCCCCGAACAATGCCCACTCACCGTAGGTGTCCCTGTCTGGCCATTCCCTGCGAATGAATATTTCCTCCTCCTCGGATACTCCGGCCCAGATGCTGACATAGTTCCGAGCGAATGCCGGGTCAACGACCTGATACCACGTAAGTGAACCCTTGTCCGGGAATATCATACCGTACTTGTTGGGTTCCTCGGACAGAACATTTACTTCTGGGCTAAAGTTCGGGATCAAAGAAGTCATTGACTTCGTCGGCAATCCATAAGCCCGGACCATGATCTGATCCTCGGATGAGTTCTTGAGGTCCTTTGCTATTCGCTCGTACCCGCCGAATGGGTTCTCGTCGGAATGAAGGTACACAATCCCGGCGTCACGCTCAGGGCTGTACTGCTTCACGGGAACCCCTCTGTCTAAAAGTTCTGCCCGCCTGGTCTCCAGCGTCTCCGCACCCTTCAGATACTCAGATACGAATGGCGTGTATCCATCAATAGGTGTAAAGCCTAGTAGCATTTTGCTATCACGGGTAGCAAGACGAAAACGAAGAGTATTAACCAAAGCCGCATCACCAAGGTACTCGTCCAGCCAAGCACCTATGTTCATTTCTTTCGCTCCATTGAACCCGAACTCGAACCCCTCAAGGATAGTTTGATTATTTGAGAACTGGGTATATGTCTTGAAATCCACACGAGTTCTTGTATCCGGAAAAATAAATGAATTAGCTGTAAAACCATTTTGCATAGAGAAGTTGATGTATCCCTCTATACTTTTCGTTTTTCGCTTGAACTCCTTAGGCATCATTTCCCAGATGGCAGCTTGCTGCACCTTGACGGATGTATCCGCATTCTGTGAAAAGCATACAACGTGACCATCCTGATTTTCGGTCACGGCCTTCATTACTAGCTTAGCACAACCAGTTGTCTTTCCGGATCGGTTACCGCCGAATGTAATTACTTCATCGTACTCATTTAATGCATCCTGTATCCGGGACCACCCCGCTAGATCAAAACCATGCCGCAGGGGATCCTCTTCAGCGGCTTTGATACGTCCTTCATGAGCCTCATGCAACCCGGCCAATAGCTTCGGATCCAGTTCACCTAGTTGAACAATCTCCTCGTCAGTTGGGGCTTTTAATATGGGGTGCTGCGTAAAGACTAATTCCATTCATCCGTTTCTTCGTCATCGGTTGTTTCCCACTCGAAATCATAATCCATATCATCGAAGCCGTCCTTCATCTCGCTGCTCATTTCCCGGATCAACATTTTTCCAATCGGTAGATTGGTATAATCATAGAAAAGCATCCCATCGTCATCCATGACGGCGAACAAAAAGTTCGGGAAATGCTCCCCGAGTATTCCTCGTACCTTATCAAATGTTTGATCGTTTTCTTCATCAATTATCGACATCTATTACCTCCGCATCCTGTGCTTGTTTTATTCGTTCCCGGGCAGCCCGAATGGTTGCCTCGTACTCATCCTGAGTATATACCTTGCGGTCCTCGGTAATCTGTGTGGCCTCGCCCCTAGCGGTCAAAGCCTCGCGGGCAGCATTTGATTTTGCTATGCTGATTTCTTTTAGGTCCCGGAAGGATACCTCCATCTCCGGATCCGTCTCCATCCGGTCCCGGACCTTTTCAATTAGGTCCTCCTCCAGGCTGGATAAATTTAAATAGTTCTTGGCCGCCATCCGGCCGGATAACTCCCGGAACTGCCCGAGGTAGTCCGCGTAGTCCGTCAGGACGGAAATAACAGTCCCTCGCTCGAATCCGTACTTCTTGACCATTCTAGTCTGGCTATTCCCCATGGAGTACAGATACAGTATCTCCGCAACCTTTTCCGGGTTATGACGGGATAGGCTCCGGACCTTTAGGGCCTCTTTGCTTTCAGCAACCTTCTGAATGGACTCCGATATCTCTCGGAGTAGGGCTTCTTTCTCCATGTTGAACTTCAATAGTATTTTTAAGTAAATGTCAAAAAGTGTGTGCTAATTTGTGTTCTGAGCTTGACACGGTTCCGGGGGGGCCATTACTTAAGGAACACCTTTCTTTGATGTCC